GTAACTCATTGAATTTTTCTTGTTTGGTCAACATTTCAGTTATACCATCAACCGACATTCCATATGCTTCTGCGAATAATTGTCGTTGTTTACGACCCAGATTGTTAAAATCTTTAGCAGAACCAACTTGTTCTACTAAGATTCTACTCATATCTAACATTGCGGCGGTACGCTCTTTATCAGTTGTGGCGTTTTGCAATGCAATTGCGGCCTGTCTTACCCCATTTGCGTTAATATCTCTACCAATAAATGCTCTTGCTTTAGCTTCAGCTCTCATAGATTGTTCAATATTAAGTACGTTATTGGAAATATCTTCCAATTGTTTCATACTTAAACCACGCTTGATTAACTGAGCATTTGTTTTAGCCATTGCCTTTATTTCATCTTCTGTAGCCCCAACTAATCTACTCATATCATCAGTCATTCCTTCGAATAACTTTTTAGCAGTAACACCTTCTTTTTTAGCAATAACTTTTATACTATCTGTTAAATCTGAACCATCTCCGGCCGCATCTTTAAATATTTTATCTAATTGAACGGATTTACTAGCATCTACACCTAATTTGTTAAGAGTTGCAATATTTTTTTGACTATCCAGTGTTAGATTTGATATTGTACCAAAATATTCAACCGATGATTTAGCGGCTTCAGCGAGTGCTTCAGTTCCGTATAATAAACCCTCTATACTAAATGATGCTTTAGCAGTTTGTAACGCTATATCAGTAGCCTCTTCCGCTGATAATCCGAAGTTTATATATAAGTCTTTACCCAATCCAACAACTTTACCAACGGTAGATGATATAGCCTTTACAGCTGCTTCCATTGCCATTATTCCAAGTACAAGTGCACCACCTTCTTTAAATTTTTGTACAAGTTCACTAGAAATTCCAAGACTTTCATTTAAAGTTTTATTAAAACTTTGCTGTGTCTTATGAATCAAAAGCTGTTTCTTAGCCAGCTTGGTTGTAGTTTTTAAGTCCTCAATATACTTATCATTAGTTGTATCACCAGTTTTTTCTCTTTCTTTTAAAAGCTTATTAATCGTACTCTGAACATCTCATATTTTAGATGTTATATCCTTTTCAGTAGCCAATTCTTGTAATAATTTATTTTTTAAATTGAGGCCTTCTTTATTGAGCTTAATTTCGGTTTTAACAGCATCAATAAGTTTTTTTGAAAGATTTTTTTCTACTTTATCTTCATCATCTAAACTCATAAATCATTTCCATTTATATCTTATTTTTGGTCAAATAGACCAGCAGCAGCGGCATCACTTATTGCCTTACTTAAATTACGAAGCTTTTCTCTTTGTTCTTTGGTAGGTCTAGAATTTATTAAATCTTCAATTTCTCGTTCTAATCTACCTATTTTTATTTTTTTAAAAAAATCAAATATACCCTCATCTAATCCATATGATTCGAATATCTTTCTTAAATGTGATTCTTTAATTTTAGCCATATCGTTTCCCAGTTCTTTAGTATAAATATAAGAAAACCCAACAATTATGTTGGGTTTCTATTATCTTCTAACCTTTGATTTTGCTTTTTTCATTTCTTTATCATGTACTTTTTTCTCTTCTGTTTTAAATTCAACTATTTTTTGAATATAAAACTTTCTAGCCCATATCGGCATATTGTAAACATCTGAAAAAGTGAATCCACCATTTCCATGATAAATAAGGTCAAATATATGTGAGTGTAAATACTTCCTATAGTTAAGAGTTAGGCCAAAAAAACCCGACATCCATAGGCAGTAGCATCTCTCTCCTTCCCCCAGTTTCCTCAGATACAAATTCCCATGTCAAGTCAATATCTGGTGTAACTTCATTCATATATTTTCTAAGTTCTTTTGAATCTATAGCGAATAACTCATTATCAACAAATTGATTTATTAATTTTTGCTCATATTCACCATCAACTGATAAAATCATATTTTTCAATCTCGTAGTTAAATCTTTTGAGGTTTCATCCCTCATTTTCCTACCAGCTTTTTTAGATTCTTCAATTTGATGTTTAATCTTACGCTCTTTTGATTCGGTTAATGCCTGAAAAGTTACTGTTCTTTTCGACTGTGGTAATTGAAACTCAAATTCGTTTTTATGTAGTTCAATTTGGTTAGAACCATCATACTCTTTATTTTCAAATTGAGTTAAATCGATGGTTTCACTTTGCTTTGTATCTGGTGAGAATGGGTCATCCAACTCAACCTCATAATCCTTACCATATCCCAAAATTCTACTTGCAATCATAATTGCGTTTTTATCACCAACTACCAAATCAACATATTTGATTGGTAAACCTTCACCATTTGAAACAATAAGTGATTGGAACAATCTATCCAATACTGAACCATCTTTGATATAAGATTGAGTTGTAAGTATATCTTCTTCTTTTGCAGTCATATACTTTAATTCAATCTTACCTGATGATAAAGGGTTATCTTTTGGATAAATCAACCCTTTTGATGGTAATTCAATTATTTCTGTTGGAAATTTGTAATCAGATACTTGCTTTTGTTCATATTGTTGTTTTGCAAGTTCCACCATCTCTTCATTTGAGATGTTTTGTTTGTAATCATCTTGTAATTCACTCATAACGTACTCCGTTTTTAAAACTATGTTCTTATATAAATATTAAAATAAAACTTTTTAAACTAAAAAACCCCATCTAAATAGATGAGGTTCTTAATTTTCAATTTGTATTACAACAATCCGAAATTAGTATTGTAGTATTGCGTAATCGTAAGTCAATGTTAAATCTACAGTTGCTAAATCTTCACCTGTGTAATCCATATCAGAGAATTTTGCAGATTGAATATATGCTCCTTTTAATGTCCATTCTTCTACTTTATCACCTACAGGACCCAAACTGTTAAATGTGATATCTTTTTTGTAGAAGTCAGAGTAACCGTTTCTACCAGTTACAGATTCGTGATGTAAACGAACCCATTCCATTGCTGCTTGTGCTGCTGATGGAACTACCGGGTCGTAAAGTGAAATTGTTAAACTACTCCACTCACTTCTACCTTTTACATATCTTCTAACATTAATATGGTCAATGGTAATTTTACCATTTGCTATCTCAGGTCTGTTGGCCGCTTTAACTAAGTATGATGGAATCCCTTCAATATACATAATGAATCGATTCGACATCTTTGGTTCAAAAGATGTGAACATTACTTCTGTTGGGTCTAATAATTGTGCCATTTTAATTTACTCCGTTGTTAATTCAACTAATTTGTTTATTATAAATATCCTCACTTCAAAAAAAAGTAAGAAGTTCCCCACCGAAATGGGGAACTATACCTTTAATTACTCTGGAAACGCTGCCCCAGTCGGTAATACGTTGAAATCAAGAACAATAAATTCAGCAGTTTTTGCTGGTTGTAAGAATATTTCACCTACCATTATGTTTCTATCAATTATATCAGGAGTGTTATTTGTTTCATCCATAATCACTCTAAATGCGTATAAACCTTGTCTTTGTTGGATTGATTCTAAGTAAGGATTAACGATTGATAAGAATCTGTTTCTCGTAGCCGCTGTGTTGTTTTCAAACACTAAGTAACGAGTTGAAGATGCGATGAACTTCTTAACAGCGATTAACAATCTTCTTACATTGATTCTATCCAATGCAGATGGTTTAGCTTGTAGTGTCTTCTGTCCGAATACTGTAACACCTTGACCAGGGAATGTAGCGATTGGGTTCAATCTACCTTCGTAAAGTGAATCTCTCTCTACTCTTGTCAATCGTGTCTTAGCTTCGATAACTGAAGTTAAACCACCTCTATTTAAACCTGCTGGAGCGAACCACTCAGCGGCTACTTGGTCGTTAAATGCTATAACGCCTGGTAGAACTACTGATGGTGGCACCCATACTGGTTTGTTTTTATCTGTATTCAGAATCTTAACCCAAGGATAGTAAGATGCTACATAATTTGAATCAAATGCTTGAACTGCGTTTGTTGCAGTTGAAATTGAATCACCCCATGCAGATGCATCCATTATAAAGAATGTATCTTGTCTATCTTCACACATATCTTTAGCAAATGTTGTTACTGAAGAGTGTAATCTATGGATAAGACCAGGAATTACAACCATATTGATATCGAATTCATCTGGATTCGATACTGAGTTGATAGCTTTTCTGAATGCTACTGTACCAGTTGCTGTGTTTGAAGAACAATCATATCCTTGTGTATTACCCGCGATGATATCAGCACCTGTATAAACAATTCTATTTGGTTTGAATCCATCAAAACCACTTTGAAATGGCACTAAGAACTTACGAGAATCTAATGAAGTATTAGAATCACTCAAATCAATTGAACCAGTATATGGAGATGCCGATGATGGATAATTAGCTCCACTATTCTGTGAATAATCACCTAAGTAGAATGCTGTTCCAGCAGTTGCCGTTGCAGAATCAGGAGTAGGTGCTAAGTAAGCTAAGTTATCAGTTGTAGCGAAATCAAAATTAAATCCGTAGAATTTTCTACTGTTATATGAATCATTAATTGTTTGAGCTGATACATAAGTTGGGTTTGGAATTGAGAATGCCGTTCCAAATGGATTTTGTAATGCTGCGAATCCGAATGGTACTAATGATGGGTCAATTGCTTTATTGTTAACTGCAGTTGAAACTTCAACTCTAATATTAGCAGAATTGTTGTTGTAATCACCATTAGTTGATAATTTTCCATTAGCATCAACTGTAATATACTTATCACCAATCACTCTTGTGATATAGTTTGGAGAATCAGGGTCTAAGTTTACATTTTGGAATTGTTCCACTAAATTAGGTCTAATATCTGAATCAACTACACCTACAAATGGTGAACCATTGATTTTATCTTGGTCTACTCTTCTTACAACTACTGTGAATGAACCATACTCAGAACCAGCTACAGTTCCTGCAGGTTTAACATCTTGAATACCAATTTTAAATTCGTAGTTAGTAGCATTACCATGAGATAATGTATGGAATTTAATTAAGTTTGTAGTGTTACCACCAACTTTTTGTGATGTAATCCAAGGGGTTGAAGCTTCAGTATATGCTTTTGAGTAATCAATATCAGATGCAGTTAATGCGGTTACAGTTACTATTTCACCAGTTGCAAATGATGCTGATTGGAATACTTTAAAGTTTGAGTAAACATACGCATCTTGTGAACCTCTTGGTGAGAATCCAAATGCTTTAGTAATATAATTAGCATTTGTTGGGTTCAATGAAGATGAATAATTTGCTCCGACTGCCTCTGAACCAGATACAGTTAATACGAATGATGATGCTGTTACACTATTTACCGAACTTCCAAGAAATACATCTGTATCAGATGTGATACCTGTAGTTGGGTGTAATACTGCTGCAACATACTCACCGTTTGATGATGAGATTTGTAATGCGATTGGGTTTTCAAGAGTATAACCATCTTGTCCTAATACCCTTACGATTGTTGCAGTTCCAGCATCTTCCAAATAAGCTTGAGCAGTGTAAGGTAGGTATGAATCTAATGTCAAACCCCCGAATACTTGCTGAAACTCTTGGAAAGATTGTACCTGAGTTGGAACGAATGCAGGCCCTTTTACAGTTGAACCTATTAATGCTGCTCCAATTTCACCAATCCCTTGAGGTAGAAATGACAAGTCCTTTTCTCTTGTAAATACTCCAGGACTTACTATTCTTTCTGCCATTTAATTCTCCTATTTAAATTTTGGTTTCTTTTATACTAATAAATACCTAAAAAAATTCGAAACGATAATATTTATCTCTTAGGAGTGAATATACCTGTATTTATATCGAACTCACCATCTCCATACTTTTCTTTTAACTCATTTGCCAACTTAACTTCATCACCTCTTAATTGTAGGTATTTCTGTTGAAGTTGTTCTTTGTAAGAATCAAGTTGTTTCTTTTGTTGTTCGAAAACAAGTAGTTCAATTTCCAATTCACCTAATTTAGCAGTTACATCTGCATAATCGTTTTTAAACTTTTGGATTTTCTCTATTTCTTCTTTTTCAAATTTAATTACGGTCTTTTCACCAACCTTATTAACTTCTGCCATAACACTTTGTTTTTATAAATTATTAATTCTGTATATAAATATGATAATTTATTCTGAAAGTTTAGTATTCCAAACAATTTTTGATGTTCCGAATGCTTTTTGAGCATTTACTGTATTACCTTTGTGTTCTGGTATTAAGTATGCTTTAGTGGTAAGGGTTACATTACTTCTTACTAATCTTTCTTCACCAACACCATTCGTTGTTTCAAATGAGTAAGATTCTCCTTTGATTTGGAATTTGTATCTTTGTCCAAATGCACCACCTTGAAAGTATATGATTTGTTCAACTACTTTATTTAAATCTTCCATATAGTTACACCATATAATAACATCATACTGAATGTTAACATAATCAGGTGTATCAATAATATATCTCTCTTCAACTGGTTTTTGGTCTACCAATTGTGAAAACGCATCATAGCGATTTTCTTTTCCATATTTTTTTACGAATGTTCTTGATGTATCTTCATCAGTTAAAACCTTCAATTTTGAATATTCTGTATTAATATCCAACGAGTTTCTTTTGAATGAAATTAAAGGAGTAAGAATTTTACCCTTTGAATCTTTCATAAAACCATCTCTTTGTGCTGATGTCCAATTTTCAGGAGATGCATACATTACAGGAACAGGTATAAATTTACCATCTTCTGTAATAGTTGGTTTAACATCTTTTTCTAAAAAATCTTTAAATGCCAAATCAATATCGTAAATACCAACTGTAGGAACTTTAGTATCATCATTTCTTCTCGATACTTGTTTGGCTTTATTCAATTTAGGGTCATCTGAAAAAGAACTTTGGGTTCTTTTCAAATCAACTTTTTCATCTCTATCATTTCTATATGTTCTTGCCATATTATATACCTACAGGTAAATCGTTATTATCTTTGTTAATACCCACTCTAAAATCATCTCTAATTTTAAGTTGAGATTTTTTAGCAACGTGAGTTGTTAGTTCAATTGCAACATTATAACCTTGTGTATCACCACCATCCCATGTCGATGGGTTTTTACCAGCAAAGTATTCGTTTTGAACTACTACATCTACAATGTGTTGTTCGTTATCCCACTCAATTACATCACCAATTTCCGCGTAAATATTCTTTTCTACTAATGTATCTCTAAGGAATCGGAATTGAACTTCTCTTGTATAATCAGAACCAAAATCATCATATACTGCTGAATTATCACTTCTTTCTATAATGCATGGAACTTTTATTGGTGCATAATAAGATTTATTCTTACCTTCACCATACATATTTACTTTAGTTTCATCCAATATGATTTTATAGTAATACACTTCTGTATCAATAATATCATTGATAAGTTCTTTATTCAATGTTCTGAATAAACTCATATCTCTTTGTCCA